CCCAACTGGGAACGCGGCCATCTCTTCAATTACTTCCCGTGCCCAGCGTGTGTCGGGTGCCCAGACTTTACCACTGCTGAATAAATCCGCAACTGCGTTGACCCGCACCATCTTGTCGTTACCGCGTGATGGACTGAACTCCTGCACGGGTATGCCTAACGCCCGCAGTTCTTGAATCAGTGGTGCGCCTGCAGCCTTTTTCTCCACAATGAACGCGTCTGGCTCCCATTCCTTGTAGTGTTTGAGCGCAACAACCTTGAGTTCCGGGAAAGCCATCCGGTCTTTGAACGCATCCAGCAAGATTAGCTGGGGCGAGTCGTTCTCTTCTTCGTTGTAGAACACCCCCCACGTTGTGCAGGCTGAATAGTCGGAGTTGTTCTTGGTTTCAAACGCCGTGTCCCACGACTGGATAACATACTCACAGGTTGGCGGCTCATCAGCATCCCAAATACGCCACATTTTACGGCTCACAATGGCTGAATTCTCCGCTGTAGGCTGCTGCATGTACTGCGCGTTCCAATAACGGGGGTCAATGCTGGCCTTGGTGGACTTCAGTGCTTCAAGCGACCACTGCTCTGGCCACAGGGACTTCTCGTCCTCTTCCCCATCGTTCAAAATAGCTGGCAGCTCTACGATTTCCCATGGAACTGCTTCTGGATTCTTGGTCTGATAGTCAATCAAGCGCCCAGTCAGGTCTAACAGCGACCACCGAGTCATCACAATGATAATTCCACCACCCGGCATCAGACGCTGGAGCGGCCCAGTCTGGAACCAAGACCATGCAGTATCAAAAGCTAGGCGGCTGTTGGACTTTACGTCCTGCTCAGAGTGAGGATCGTCAATAACAAACAGATCAGCGCCCCGCCCAGCAAGAGCGCCTCCAACACCAGCAGCATAGTATTGCCCCCCAGCGCTTGTAGACCATTTGCCAGCAGCTTTCTGATCGTCTGCGACCATTGTTTGAGGGAAAACTTCACGGTACTCCTCCGAATCAATCAAGTTCCTGATGCGCCTACCAAAGTCTTCCGACAGACCCGCAGTGTGCGTGCCCATGATGATCTTCTTCTCAGGGTATTTACCTAGGAAGTATGCAGGGAACAGGTATGAGGAGAACTCAGACTTACCCATACGCGGCGCAATGTTAATAATCACGCGTTTCTTGCGGCCTTCGACCACGTCTGTAAATATCTTAGCTAGTTTCTTGTGGTGAGGGCCAATCTTAAAGCCCGGATACACCGCCTGTGCAAACCCCAACATGTTTGTTTTGGCCGCCTGCAGTTTGGCGCGTGCTTCCCTGAGCTCCAAGTCATCAAACAACTCAAGCTTCTCGTATTTGGACATGTGCGGTAACGCCTTGGCCATGGCTTCCAGCTCAATCTTACTCAGGGTTGTAAAGTTTTCAGGTTTCATCAGGCTTGTCTTCGCTCACATCAATGACATCTATCACACCCATGAACCTATTAAGCTTTTCTTTAATACGTGTCTCAAGCTCAATGTCTGACATCTCGGTCTTCTTGATCTCAACCCGCTCAGTAAACAGCGCAACCTCAGTCACTTTCCCCAACATGTCTAGCGCTTTGAGGCGTATGCGGGCGTCTGGGTGGTCAACTTCTTCTAGGATCTTAGCTACTGCAAAACCCCTGAGCTCTTTAGCTTGCTCAACAAACGCCCAATCGTAGGCAGTCAACATCCCAACTAAATGCTGCACTGCAGCAGGCGCTTTTATATTTGCTAATGCTTGTTGCGTATTAGCAACAGGTTGTCCTGTGACCAGACTCGCAAATGATTTACGCGCTGCTTCAGCATCTGCCTTGGTCTCGACTTCTTCGTCGTCAAGCTCAAGGTCTTTTATCCACTCAGCGGTTTTGACTTTGGCGTCAATGATGGCCGCAGGTGTAGCTTTTTCAAAAGACAGGACTTCCGCCGCGGCGTCGACCACGTCTGGATGAAACTCGCCGTTAATCAAATGTTCAAGCATTGCGTAGGGTTGGTGCTGGCGTCGCACTTGTTGCCTCGTTGTTGTTAGTGTACACTCATTTCCGGTGATGGCGCAAGTCATTGCTTCTCCTTGATGGTTTCAGTTGCCATCTTTTGCCCCGGCTCACAAGGTCGGGGCATTTTTTTATTGTGTCGTGTCTAACGTTTGACATTGCCCTTTGGGAATTTTTTATAGTGGGGTGGGGGTCTAGCGTTTGCTCTTGGGAATTTAATTTCTGTATTGAGGGGGTGGGGGTCTTTGGTTTGGCTTTTTGGGCGTGATTTTTAAAAATTTGATTTGCGGTTGTGGAACAGTGTTCGTGTCTGGCAGTAGGGCCCATGGTCAATATGGCTTGGTGGGGGTAGGGTGGGGTCAAAAGACGTCAAAAATGGCTCAAAAAGGTTGCATAGTGCATCAAAAAGGCACGGAAAAGGGCTGTCAACCTCGATCAAAAAGAGTGTGTGCACAATAGATATTGTCAGTTAGGGATTGGCTCTAGCAGACATGGGGACAGATGTCCCGATCACATCAAGGAAATCAAAATGACTTTATCTACACACATCACAACAGCACTCAATAGCGCATTGGCATACGGCGAAGCCATCAATAGTGCACGCAAGGACGCCAAGGGTATGACACCCGATCAAGTGCGAGCTGTAATTCTGCCCCTTGTGGCGAGTAAGTTCGCCGTGACACTCAAGGCGGGCGAAGGCAAAGCCAAGGGCACGAAGGTACTTGACAAGGATGCCCCAAAGTACGAAGCGGCAAAGAAATCCGCCCAGAGATTATTGAAGGACATCTGCGGCGGTGCATCGTCAGGCAAGAAAGAGGAACTCGAAGTGCCCTCAGAGATTATTGAAGCCGCAAAGAAACTGGCCAAGCTCGCGCAGAAGTACGAAGGTTCAAAGGCACTGGCGTCTAAGGCCATGTCCTTGGCGTTTGCTCAATAATCACGGGGACAGTTGTCCCTGTTCTTTCAAGCGCAAGTCTCTTGCGTTGTTTCATTTCTTGTCCAACGAGTTCACATTGTGACTCTCCATCCATTTTGTGACTGCTCAGTCACATTTTAACCTCAAGGGAAATATCATGCGTAACCTATTCCAACCCATCACCCGCGAACTAGGCATCATCACCATCAGAGGGCGTGACTATCACATGCAGACCATCACCTACGGCTCACGCCATCAAGTCCACATCTTTCGCAAAGGTGCGCTCCATCTCAGGGGCATGGTCTTCAACACCCAGCAGGCATACGAGCAATGGAAAAACGGCATGCACCAGCTCGACTTACCCCTTTGATCGGGGACAAATGTCCCCACTAAGATTATTGAAGGTAAAAAGTCACATTTTTCCAGATGTCCATGTGTACAGCGTAGTAGACAAGAATCAGGCCACCCCGCAACCCGCGCCAATGCTCACGCTCCTGAATTTGCGTCCTATATATATATCTTTTTATTTATTTATATATATAAGAGAGAGTGTTTCAGGGGGTGCGTGTTTTCCCGTTCGCTTGGACGTTAACTTTTACAAGCTGGCTTTAGCTCCGCAGAAAGTTGGTATATACTATGGACGCATTTCGCGCAACACCAGTATCTGCGTGGCTTTGCGGGTGGCCTGAAAGTCGTCTGCATCCATGTACACACGGACATTTGTCAAAACTCAACATTGAAAGATCAATAATCATGTACGAGAAATACATTAGACTCACAGCCAACGAACTTCATATGACATTATTGAAGCGCAACCTACACCCTAAAGAGATGGAGCGAATCAAAGACGAAGTTGCCGCGCTCAAAGAATCCCAGCGCACCCAGCGAATCACACGCAAGAAATACAAGTCGCTGTGGGCAGACTTCGTCAAGCCCCTGCGGTACGAGATCAACAACGCCAAGGTAGGGCTAAGGTATGACGAGACGAACGAAGAACGTGTTGAAGCATTTGAAGCCTACATCATTGTGATGGAGACATTATTGAAGCGCATGGATATGTATGCAAAATCTCTTGAGGTCACGCCCATCATGTTGGCCAAGGAAAAGAACGCAACGGGCAAGGGCTCACCGATCACCAACAACGGAGCGCATTGGTCTGACTGGATACCCGCACGCATCAAGACCCCGATCGCGGACGCATTTGCTGCCCTACCTCATAAGGCCAAGGCCAAGCGCAAGGTTCCCTTTGAATACAAGATGACGCCCGAACTATTCACACAGCACAAGGAGAGATTATTGAAGGCAACGATCAAGGAACTACACAATGCCGAACGCAAGGTCTTGCTCAACCCAGACGATGAAGACTTGCAAGATCAGATACCTCAAATCAAGAGAGCCATACGCGCCATCGAAGACGCGACCAACAACGAACACCTACCCTACACATGGCACGGACTGATACAGGACGTGGAGTGATGGGGAATAACAACGGGGACACCTGTCCCTGTGCATCCAGCGATGCGGCGCACCATCCGCATACTGAAACCTAAATCAAATCAAGGAGAAAGCAAATGTCACACACTGACACACAAAACTATGACTGGCAAGACATGGCCAACACAATGCGGCAAGCATACGATGCGATACGCCGTGCCGATGGGGAGCTTAGACGCCAGTGGCATCTCACGGATGACAGAGAGGAGATGGCGGCACTCAGCGCCAAGCGTGAGGCTAGGTACTGGCTCATCCGTGAGTTCGACAAGTACCCCGTGCATCCCGTAATCAATGCGGCCATCAAGCTAGCCCGTCCCAAAGACTGGCATCAACTACTGCTTGAGCATCCGCACATATCCGAGGGTGATCGCACTCGCATCGCCTACACACAGAACGAGGCCAAGGGTCAGAAGGACATACAGACTGTGACCTCAGTGGGTAAGTATCTGACTCGCCACTTCGACTTGCCCGATCACACCATCCGTGATCTTGTCTCGCGGCATGGCTCCGCCGATACATACAAGTTCGTACACACAACAGCCGAGATGATCTATCACCTACACAAGGGGCCGGGGTCGTGCATGGTGTGGACTGATGACCGAGGCGTTAAGTGCAGAGATGGCGTGACCCGTCATCCCTA